TCGCATCCAGACAACACTGGTGTGATCATAATCAGCAATACCTGTGTTCCGGTAGTAAATCATTGGGGTAGTGCGGTGATCATGGATGGATCATTTGATGAAGATCAAGGCTATCAGTTTACATTCAACCGTACCAATTATGGTATGCCCAACACCTTGGGCAACAAACAGGTACCTTTTGCCATGCGCCTAGCGCCCAGTGTGTCAAATAGTATCATTGGCAACCTTGGTCAACGTGATCTTATCAATCGCGCACAGTTAACATTGAGCAGCCTGATCATAAACTTGCCTACTGCCAACAGTCGTTTCTTGATTGAAGGTATTCTTAATCCTGCAAACTTAGACAGTGCCAACACAGAATGGACTGGACTAAACAACATTGGCGGCGGCTTTCAACCTAGCTTCACACAGTTTGCAGTTGCTCCTGTTTATACCAGTTCCAGCACCGGTGGTGTCACAGGTTCCTTGTTTGGAGTCACAGGCGGCTTTAGCAAGAGCGGTGTCAAAGCATCACGTAGCTCGCAAGCCACATTCAGTACTTTGACACCGACCAACGTGTCAAGTTCAGGATCTGGCGCAGTGTTGGCAGTGACTCTGGCATCAAGTGGAACAACCACATACACCAACTTAAACACACAAATCACTGTGACCACATCGGGCACAGGATATGCTGTGGGTGACACTCTAAAAATTCTTGGCAATAGTTTGGGTGCATCTACTCCAACCAATGATTTAAACCTGACTGTGGTGGCAATTATTACTGAATTGTCTGGTGGCGAACGTTTGTTTGCTATTCCAGTCAGCACCACAAACTCAGGCTTGTTGGATTTGGCAACGGTCAAACAGATTGGTACTTCGGCCATCCCCGGGCAAGGTACATATCCTGATGGCCCTGAGGTATTGGCAATTCAGGTAACAGCACTGGCTGCTGTGGCCAACGCTGTGGCTGATATTCAGATTCAGTTCCAAGAAAGTCAGGCTTAATTTACAAGATCCAGCTCAACCAGCTGGATCTTGTTTTGCACAGCTTCGATGTTTACAGTGTTCCACAAGCCAGGATGCATGGGACGAGGGAAGTGCCCGCTGTCTAGCCATGCATAGCCTAGGTGTTCGTTGTTGAGTTTGGGGCAGAATTCTGACTGCACAACACATACCCAGGTATGGTATTCAAATTGGCTGTCGGCCGATGTAAAAGTTTCAATTGGTATCAGTTTGAGATATTGAGGGAAACTGCCCAATTCTTCCACACACTCACGTTCCATGCCGCCCAGCAAAGTTTCGCCTGGTTCTAATTTTCCTCCAGGCAGCCCCCAGGTGCCGGGATGTTTGGGGTCGTTACGCAGCAGATATAGATAGCGCCGCGTGGCCAAACTGAGAAACCAAACCCCAACTGCTTTCAAAGAACCAGTCTCCAGGTGCCTCCGGGGTAGACTCCTTGATAACTTTTTATCCATGCGTCGCCGTTCCATTCGTATTGAATGCCTGTGGTGAGATTGGTCACATATTGTCCAGCAGCAGCACCCTCGGCTCTAAAAACCACTTGCCAATACTGATTGGCGTATTCAATTATGTCATTGGCCTTGGCCACAAGCGGTCTTCCATTGCCACCGTCCCAGGCTGCTGCTGACCCAGCAGCAGCGCTACCTGTGTCTTCAGTCAACAAATAACGCTGTCCTTCCATGGTGCTATCAAGTCCCTGTGCTGGAGCACTGGTCAAGGGGTTGATCACTGCGTCAACCGGATTTAACGTGTTTTGTGGCACAGTGTCTGAGTCGGCATCGAACAATACAAATCGAGCGTCATTGGGATCAATAACAATGGTGCCAATCACTTCAGATTCATCAGGTTGAATCAGTCTAACTTGACTAACACCTGGCCGCAATGTACCATAAAGATCAATCACAGCATTCCAAGTCAACCCACTGTCGGCAATGATGTTGGCAGCTTCCAGCGAATCATTGCTGGGCTCGTTGGCAAGATTTTGCTGTTTGATGCACTGTATTTTATTGCCAATTACCACCAATGCCCAATTGTAAGGAGTTATGATTTGCCGAGTACCCAGCAACAAATCATTGTTGGTCACTGCATTTTGTAGGTCGCCCTGTGCGTCATACATGTTCATGATCACTCGTTCAACCACTCCCAATTTCTTGAGTTTGACTGGGCTAGACAACCAAATTGGGATGCTGAATTTGATAGAAGCAATGTCAATGGGATTGTCAGTGCCCTGCGGTATGGTGCGCGAACTCCAGTTGATGCTGTCTAATTCAACCACAGTAAGACTGGTCCAATCAATAAAGTTGTCAGTGCTTTGAACTTCAAGGCTGGGGTTAAACAGGGTCAACATCTGTTCCAACAGTTGCAGTTTTTGATTGGTGTTGGAAGTCCAAACATCTAGGGTAATGCCCAGCTTGTAGGGCACTGGCATCAGGCGTTCTATTGTGAATGCATTGCCCTGTGTGGTTTCGTAGGTTTCAGTGGCCTCGTCATAGGTGCGTTGTCTCACGTTGACCTTGCTGACAAAATACGGTTCTTGCATCCGGCTTCTATCATAATCCAGACTGCTGATGTAAAAAGTCATGAGAGGTGTGGCAGTCATGAAGTTGGCCGAGTTGTTTTGGATCACAGTTTGCACATTGCGTGTGGCATCACCATATCGCACCGGCACTCTGATCAAGGCCGTGGCATCTGGATTACCGTCTTCGGGGCCGTACTGTACCTGAAAGCCACTCACAATTCTGGTGAATTGCAACAAGAATCGGCGTATCTGTTCATCGTAAAAATATTGGTTAATTTAATTCTCCTTGTTCATATACACTCGTTTACCGTCTATGGTTTTCCAAGTTTTACCTCGTGTGCCACTACGTTCAAGTTGAATTTGACTTAGTTTTTCTTTTGCGCTCTCAGGCATAGACCACATTCCTGTTGTACCTTTTCTTGGATGTGCTTTCCCTTTCATGGCACCGCCATCTCGACGAACCCAGGTATCAGTACCGGTTGCTTTTCTACGAGCATGAGCCTGACGTTGAGACTCTTTCATTTTTTCTTTTGATTGCACACTGTGAATCTTATTATTTCCAGCTTCTCTAATGTTGTATACTTCTGCTATTTTTTTATAGGCATCTAACCAGTATTGTTCTTTGAGATTTAGCTCATCAAGATCATTTGCTGAATCAATTACTTCCCAGGTAAAGTTACCAACCCCATGCTTTCTAATACTGTCATATAGGTAACTTTTTTTACCAGCTCGAGCGCAAGCACAATGTTCATACCATCTCATTTTAGCGTTTTTTCGAATGGTTTGTCCTATGTACATTTTGCGATTAATGGTGTTAGTAATTTTGTATATATGCATACGTTTATTTATGGAGAGCCATAAATTTCACGTTAGCTTGACTTCTGTCCAGGATAAGTGCCAGGCCTTGGATTGGGTGTCTTGTTGCCACCATCGTTGCCATTGTCGGCTCGGGGTCGTAACAGTTCACTGAGACTCTGTCTGCTGGGCACAGCACCTTGATCAGTGGTGTTCACTGTGTATGTATTGTTTACAAAGCTGGAGCGCAAAGTTTCATTGGCTGGGCCGTTGTTGAGATCAGTTCTCACACTGCTGTCCAGTTTGATCCATCGACGCGATGCCGAACTGTATCTAAACAGTCTGTTGGGAAAGTAATCTAAACGCAAGCAGTAGTCTCCATCCACTGGATTCAAGGGAAATGTCACACCTGATGTCACTGGCAAACCATTGGGCGGAATAGAAGATCCTGTGAGATAGCCCACTGTGTATCCATATCCACGCGGAGTTTCACTCATGCCGCCCTGTGTGCCATCTGTGGTTTCACCGCCATCAGCAGTGACTGATGTGGGGTTGGCTGGTGTACCTTCAAGAGTTGTGGGTTCGATATAAAAACTGCCAGTTTCATAACCACTGAGTGGCACTTCAACATCGGCCTGTTGCAAAATTGCATCGTTGATTTGGTTGTCTTTGTCGCGAGTGCTCATGCCCTCACTGATGGTTTGCGGTGTGTAAATTTGCCAGTATTCAGTGTTGGTGATATCTATACCAGCTGGTGTGTTTTTGATGGCTTGGTAGTAGACATCGCCGTAATTGGTGACCCAGCCCATGGGATAGAAGTTGCCGTTGTCCCAGATGTTTTCACTCACAAATGGTTTGTTCAATATGTTTTTGTACTCTTGCTGATTGCTGATGGGTGTGGCTTTGACTCGCCAGGTATGGGGCAACCAGGTCTGACTCATGCCTTCAGTGGCATAACTGGCATCTTGAATCACATAGTACTTGGGCAACGCCTTGGGTATGTTGGGATTCAGTGGATTGTAATCAATCAAATTGGTCACTTCCAGAACGTCACCGTTCATGAGTTTACGGCCCATGGTATCAATCATGTCATTGTAGTGAAACGTGATAAACAGGGTATCGTTGTTGAGAAACAGTCCAAACTGTGTGAGGTCAAAATCAATGTCTTGATGATTGTAAACACCACGCATGACGTAAATGTCCTCGGCATAAACACGGTCACGGTTTTCCAACAGCAACAAATCTTGTATGTTCAAGGGATTGAGTGTGTCATAAATGGGTTGTGTAGCATCGCCATTGCCTGAAAGTGCAGAATCTTCGCCGCCAGGTTGTGGCCCCATGTATTTGTGAATGTAAATATCCAGGCCGCCCACGGTATACATTTCTGAGATGGTGCGATCCAAAAATTGGTAATCTCGTGTGCGATTGGGGCGGTATAGGCTTAAACGGGGCATGATACCATTATTTAGCGGCGGTTGACCAATAAATCATTGAGTGTTATAATTACCCAAGTAACCGGTACAAGGAGCCACTGTGAAAACTGTTAATCGAGCACTCAAACCCCTGAATCCGCGCAGCCCTGACACCAAACACGTGGGCGACGAACCACTGTGGCGCGAGCAGCCCACAGAAAATCGTATCACTGCACTCAGCAGAGCATTTAATTGGTACAATTATTTTTATGGCAAAAAAGAAGCCAAGGACATGATTGCCACGTATTTGGATGCACATGATCGTGTGCGAGATGCCAAGCAGATCCGAGCCCTGCCCGACAGCCAAATCAGGCTCACACCGGCCTGGATGTGCCGCATGAGCATGATGGGCCTGCAGTTGGACGAACACGAGCAAATCAAACTGGACAACATGATTGCTGCCATGCTGGTTGTGCGTAACGAGCCTGGGCCTGAAGTACCTGCAGACGATACGGCTCCGGCTCGACTGACCATTCAAGATCGTCTGCGTGAAAAAGTCACAGAGTGTGCAGGCGAACTCGAAGGTGTATTTGATGAGTTTTGCACAGCTGGCGCCAAAATGAGTGCTGACTACAAGCCCATTGCCGTGATGCGCAGCATGAACATCGCCCCGCAAATGGTCAATGACATTCGCACAATCTGGGTTGATCGTCTCAACGAGTACCAAGAAGTCATTGAAGGCAAAGATTCCCAGTTGGTAGAAGCCTATGGACATTTCAGCAAAATCCAATTGCGCAATATTGTTAAGTTCATTGAACAAGTGATTGCCGATTGCGGTGCCTATGTGCAGATCAAGAAAGTGGAACGCAAGCCGCGCAAGGTCAAGCCTGTGGCACCAGAAAAACGTGCAGCCAAGTTTCGAGTGCTCATGGAGTTTGCTGAACTCAAGCTCCGAGGTCTGCCAGCTGCAAGTCTTGTGGACAAGAGCGAAGCCTGGTTGTATGACACCAAAAAGCGCAAGTTGATTCATGTAGTGGCAGACTCGCATACTCAAGCGTTCACTGTCAAAAGCAACAGTGTGATTGGTTTCAGCACTGTGGAAACGCAGCAAAAAACTGTGCGCAAACCAGCTGAAACCATCAAGGCAATCACAGCGGCTGGCAAACCTGCTGCTAGAAAAATCTTCAAAGAGTTGACCACTACAGAAACTCCCTGGAATGGTCGCGGTACTGAGAACCTTGTAGTGCTCAAGGCCTGGTAAATAAGGGGGAACGGAGCTTCCCCCTTATGGCTGAAAACGCACTGCCACAATTCAAGCAAAATCTCATTGAGTATGTTAAGTTACAACTGGGCGATCAAATTGTCGATTTGGAACTGGATCCTGCTCACTATGAGAGTGCCTATCAACGCACCTTAGGCACCTTTCGTCAGCGCAGCAATGCAGCCTATGAAGAAGCCTATATCTTCATGGAATTGATTCAAGACGAGAACATCTACACACTGCCGCAAGAAGTGGCCAGTGTGCGTCAGGTATTTCGCAGAACTTTTGGTAACAGCACAGGACCGTTTGCATCAAATTTTGATCCATTTGCGCAGGCCAGTCTCAATGTGTATCTCATGAACTTCAACGTGGCTGGCGGCCTGGCCACTTATGATTTTTACACACAGTACGTTGAATTGGCTGGCCGCATGTTTGGCGCATACATGAACTACACCTGGAATCCTGTGACCAAAAAATTGCAGATCATTCGTGATCCCAAGGGATCGGGAGAAAATGTTCTGCTGTGGGTATACCAGCTCAAGCCTGAAATTCAACTGTTGGCCGACTATCAGTCTGGACAGTGGATCCGTGACTACATGCTGGCCAACTGCAAAATGATCATAGGCGAAGCTCGTGAAAAATTTGCTCAAATTGCTGGTCCACAAGGCGGCACACAGCTCAATGGTGCAGCACTGAAAACTGAAGCCAAAGAAGCCATGGCTGACCTAATTGAGCAACTGAAAAACTATGTGGATGCCAGCCAGCCCCTGACTTGGGTCATTGGCTAATTGACAACTGCGCTGAATTTTGCTATAATAGCAAAATGGACGTGATGCTTGACATAGAGGGCCTGGGCACTGGCCCAGATACCACTATTCTTACAATTGCTGCGCAGGGGTTTGACCCCTTGGGCGATGGCTACTACAGCGAACACAGTTTCTACGTGCGTGTGGATTTAGAAAGTCAAGCAAATCGCAGCATACAAGATGGCACCATTGACTGGTGGGCCACTCAACCCGCGGCAGTGCGCGAAGAAGCTTTCAGTGAGCAAGACCGCGTGCAACTCGGCGTGGCCCTTGACGGGCTGACAAAAATTGTTTGGAAAGCTCGCAGAGTATGGGCTCAAGGCCCCACGTATGACATGACCATACTGGAGCATGCCTACAAAAGTCTCAACAAAGCCTTGCCCTGGCAGTATTATTCGGTGCGTGATTCGCGTACTGTGTTTGGCTTATGGCCTGGGCTTGAAGCCCCACCAGCCACTCACAATGCACTGGAAGATTGTCGCAGACAAATCTCCATGCTGCAAGACACACTTAAATACCTCAACATCAAGGAACTGCGATGATCATTGGAATCTGTGGATTTATTGGCTCGGGCAAAGATACCATTGCTGACTATCTTGTGAACTTTCACGGTTTTAGACGCGAAAGTTTTGCCAACAGTTTGAAAGACGCTGTGGCACAGGTTTTTGGTTGGGATCGTACCATGCTGGAAGGCCGCACCAAACAGGCCCGCGAGTGGCGCGAGCAAGTTGATGTCTGGTGGGCCGAACGTCTGTCAATGCCGCACTTGACTCCGCGTTGGATTTTGCAATATTGGGGTACTGAAGTTTGTCGCCGAGCTTTTCACGATGACATTTGGATTGCAGCACTGGAAAACAAGCTGCGCAACAGTGCAGATCATGTGGTGATTTCAGACTGTAGATTTCCCAATGAGATTCAAGCCATTAGAAATGCTGGTGGGCAGGTGATCAGAGTGGTGCGTGGACCTGAACCTGATTGGTATCAAGATGCAGTCAATGTCAACGAAGGACGGGGAAATATGAGCTGGATGATCAGTAAAGAACGCCTCAAAACTCAAGGCATTCATGCCAGTGAAACCAGCTGGGTGGGCACTGAGTTTGATGCAGTGTTAGACAATAACGGCACCCTGGATCATTTGTATCAGCAAGTCATGCGTCTGGTGCAAGATCTCCCGGGCGCCACGGCAAGTCACTCCTAGACACTTCTTCCACACAGTTCTTACAGATCGATTTGAGATTTTTTATATGCACATTGTTCAAATCGCCGTCTACATGATATACCAGAATCTGCGCTGAATATCTGGCCTTAAAGCCACAGCGATCACACTGCATTTTTTTCTTATAGCCCGCTTGTTCCCAGCGGGCTTGTCTCTTTTTGAGCCCACGACCTTTGCGTTGGCAAGTCTCACATCTGGATCGATAGTGCGTGACACCTTCGCGAATGTAA